TATCCTTTGGTTACTTTCAATCATCGAAATACTATGTAAATGAACTTGTTTTTGGAAATCCAACTCATCAATAAATTTATTAATTAAAGAGTAATTCGATAAATCATCGGTTTTTTCCAAATACCTTTTGGGAATTAGTGACTCGTGCATTAAACGAATATTATTCTTTTCTGACTCAGATATAGATATAATATTTTTCATACATATAAATATAATGTGATTGAGTTAATTTTAATTTACCATAAATAACACAAAATCAGTTTATTTTCTGATTTCGTTTATTCTTTTCAAAATTTCTTCAGCCATATCAGATGAATTAAGGTTATCCCCCATTACGGTGGCTATGACTTGTTTTTTATTATTTAATATGTCATAGATGATTCCTTCGATTGTATTTTCGAATATTGGGTAATAAACTAACACGTTATTTTTTTGACCGTATCTATATGCTCTATCCTCTGCTTGAGCGTGGTCGGATGGTAAAAATGATAGGTCGTTCATGATTACCGCTTCTCCTGCCGTAAGGGTCAAACCAACCCCCGCAGCTTTAATGTTTCCAACAAATACTTTAACCTTATCACTTTCTTGGAAACTATCTACGCTATGTTGTCTTTCAGGTTTGGACATTGACCCATCGACTTTAACTGCGGTTTTCCCAAAATGTTGACAAATCTTATTTAGGGAATCGGTGAAGTTACAGAAGATGATTACCTTCTTACCTTGTTCAATAATGTTTTCAGCAATTTCAATTGTCTGAAGTATTTTTTCATCGGCAATGATTTGTCGTACTTTCGTGAGTTTGGTAAACTGAACGGTAAGTGATTTGGATTCTTCGGGGTTTTTATCATACCAATCATAGTATTCCCCCATCACTTCTTCGTATGCCTTTGACTTCAATCTCAAATAAACAGGGGTGATTATTTTTTCAGGTAAATCCAATACGTTTTCTTTGAGTCTTCGTAAGACAAGACCTGTGGTTCTATCTCGTAGTTCTTCTAAGTTAGATGACCCCGTCACGTTCCAAACTTTTCTTCCCCCAACATTAAATTGATATCCACTACAATATCTAATGGCGTAAGCCATCCAATTCTTGGCAACGGGTGATTCGATGAGATGTAATAGATTGAAATAATCCATAGGTCTTGATGTCATCGGGGTACCTGTTAACAACCATAATCTATCAACATTTTTGGCAATGTCGTTTATTAGTTTTGTTCTTTGGGCCGTAGGATTTTTGATATAGTGAGCTTCGTCAACGACCACCAAATCAAAATTGGCAGCAATAACTTGCGATTCATCTTTTTTCTTAGTGTCATGAAAGTTTTTAATAATGTCGTAGTTTATGATTACGAAATCGTGTTCGGTACTAAAAGTTTTTCCTTCAGATATGAATATCGATCTGTCTGAGTAATTTTCTATTTCTCGTTTCCAGTTAATCTTAAGAGTTGCAGGACAAATGATAAGAATCTTCTTTGCTCCTGTTTCCAAAGCTGCGATGATTGTTGAAGTAGTTTTTCCCAAACCCATATCGTCAGCCAATATGAATTTTTTATTTTCAACAAGTTTTTGGATTGATTCTTTTTGATGTTGTAGTGGAGGTCTGTGAGAATATTTTTCGTAATCTATGACAACATCTTTAACTGAATTGTCTTTTATAATCGCAGCTTTTGGTAACCAAAAATCGTGGAATTCTTCAGTTTCAAAAACTTTACCCCAAATGTGAAACGCTTTTTCTGTATCACACAATAGTTTTTCAACCCATACTTTATCAGGTATTACGGTATATAATTTATCATCGGCTAACTTTTTGGCAAAGTATGCATCTAATATGACCCATTTCTTTGCAACCTTTGGTTGGTTGTTATGGTTATTGATAATATACTCAGATTGGCTTCTTGTTGGATAGAATCTTTTATTTATTTGAGACTTTCGTTTGAGTTCAAGTAAATAGTTATTTCCACCTTCATAAGATTCCAATAGTGATAATGCTTTCGATTCTAGACTTACATCCATCTATAAGAAAAATATTTAACTAAAATATAGTTATAAACTGAGTATTTATCAACATATAGGTAATCATATAATATAATGGCAGAAAAGTTAGTTCCAATAACAAGATTAGGTAAATTCTTCGGTGCTGAAGATTATAGTTTAGATATCGGCATGGGAGAAGAATGGTTAATCGGTGACATGAATTTCACCATAGTACTTTACCGTATTGATAGAAGAAAGACAAAAACTGATGATGTATATGGAGAAGTGTTGGAAGATGGGATACAGTTTCTTGCACCTGTTGAATTAAAAGGATTAGTTCAAGTTATGGCTCCGACTAATAAAAATATTGGAACTTCTAAGATAGAACAACAAGAACCTGGTAATATGAAATTTAGTATCTATCAAAAAACTTTGGATGATATGGGTGTTGAAATATTTATGGGTGATTACATTGGATACTACGAGTCCGAAGACCGAGTTAGGTATTATTCTGTTGTCGATGATGGATTTGTAAAATCTGATAATAAACATACATATGGTGGATATAAACCTTTCTATAGAACTGTTATTGCCACTTATGTTAGTGAAAATGAATTTAGGGGAATATAATGAAAATTATTGTTAGGGAAACTCAGCTGGCTCGAATAGTTGAAAAGGTCACCAAAGAGAAAGTTATTTGTGATGAATGTGGTTGGTCTTGGAAATTATCTGAAGGAGGGAAAGACCCTTACATGTGTCATAAATGTGGACATGATAATTCTGAAAAATAAAAAAAGATGCCGTTACCAAAACAAGTTAAACCTACATTACCTTTAGTCCCAAAGAAAACTTTGTACGCAAGAAGAGAACAACTTCTTGAGTTTATAAACAAAGATGGAACTTATTTACCAAAGTCAGTATTACACGCTGATTTGGATAGGGGAATGTTGGATTTTGTCAAAGAAGATCTTAAAGTTGTGACGGCGGGAAAAATTATTCCGATGGTTGATATTATAATCACGACACAAAATTGGTCTCAATATGTTGAAACGGCTTTATTTACCAACTTGGATTTCAATCCTGAACCTCCATTCATAACTGTTGTTAGACAACCCGAAGTTAAGTACGGTACAAATCCGGCTTTACAATATACAATACCAAATAGAAAACAATTTTATTACGCTTCTGTACCAACTTGGAATGGTAATGAACAGGGTATGGACATTTACACAATCCCTCAACCTGTACCTGTTGATATTAATTATAGTGTAAAGATTGTGTGTAATAGAATGAGAGAACTTAATCAACTCAATAAAATTGTGATGCAAAAGTTTTCTTCAAGACAGGCATATACTTTTATCAAGGGTCAATATGTTCCAATTGTCTTACAAAATATATCTGATGAGTCACAAATGCAACTCGATGCAAGAAAATATTTTATTCAGACTTATGACTTCACTATGTTAGGTTATTTGATTGATGAAGAGGAATTTGAAGTTAAACCTGCGATTGCAAGAGTTGCTCAAATCATGGAATTAGATACTACCGTATTAAAAAGAAGAAGACCAAAGTTTCCTAAAAATCCCGATGAATTTTTATCCAACTTTTTATACATAGTTGGAAATAATACCTTAAGTGAAATTATTGATTTTAGAGCAAACTTATCTTTAATTAAATCAACCAATGTTGATAGTTTTGATGTGTATATAAATGGAGATTATTTTGGTACTGATGTTTCAGAAATTCAAATCACCACAAATGATATTTTAAGAATTGATGTTGTCAAAACTGACAACACTTTAGAATCTAACATTGAGTTCAAATCTCAGTTGGTTTAACCCTCACCATATATATCTTTTTTTTCTTTACAATTTTCTATTATAAGATTTTCTAAAAACTTATATATTTTTATCCCACGCTTTTCACAGTACTTTTTTAATATCTCGTGGGATTCAGGGGATATTTTGATATTCTTTATTTCTTTAGTTGTTTTCATAGGTAGAAAAAAGGGAGAATAAATTCATACTCCTTACAAATAGATATTAAAAAGTCAAGTTTTTTCACATAGATATGAATATTTATCATTAAAATAAATTTGCTAACAATAATTTTGAACTATGTTTTTTCAAGCAACACAAGTAAATCAAAAGGTATACGTATCACCTGGAGTATATACGTCTGAAACTGACTTATCATTTGTGGCTCAAAGTGTAGGTGTGACTACGTTAGGTTTAGTCGGGGAAACAATCAAAGGTCCCGCGTTCGAACCTATCTTCATCACGAACTACGACGAGTTTCAATCATATTTTGGGGGGACTGAACCTACAAAATTTATAAACACACAAATCCCTAAGTATGAGGCGGCATATATTGCAAAGTCTTACTTACAACAATCTAATCAACTTTTTGTTACAAGAATTTTAGGTTTATCGGGTTATGACGCTGGACCATCTTGGAGTATTAAGGTAACTGCGAATGTTGACCCATTAACCGTAGGTCTTAGTCCTGCAACTGGTACAACATGGAGTGCAAATTTCACAGGTTCATCTACAGGAAATACTATAGAATTTGTTGGCGGAGCACTTCCTCCAATAGTTGATGCGTACATCAATAATCAATATAGATTGAATGGTGGTACATCAACTTTAGGATTGGATTTTACATCGGAACTTGTAGATGTGGCACTGACCCCATCTTTATCTGCTAACACTACTGTTGTATATGGAGCTCTTCCTGAAAGTGATTATTATACCTTAACCGCAACTTATTCAAACGTTATTAATAAGTATGATTGTGATACAGTTAATATTGCAACTAACGACTTGTCATCTGATGCAAATGACCCATGGTATTATGCCAACTTTGATATTACATCAGGAAATGCTTATTCAGGATATTCATTCTTTTATTATGTTTCTTCTTTAACAACAGGGTCATCCTCAACATTCTCTGGTACAGTATCAGGTAGTATTTACACTTATTCAGGGACAGCGTATTCTGAATACAACAACATGGTTGTTGCAACTTTACGTTCAAGAGGTATATCTTTATATACTAATAGTACTACAAGTGATAACCACGGACCAATTTATGAGGTTAGTGGTTTAACTGATTTACAATTAGTATGTACCGAACAATATTCAGGAGTCACTCAGTCTCCTTTTGAGTCATTCTTAATTTCAGGTGTTACAAAAGACAACGACAATTTCTCTTTTGAAACATCTATGTCTGCATCTTCTCCTAAGTATATAACAAAAGTGCTAGGAGTTGATAACTTTGGTAAATCAAGAAATGAAGTCCCAGTATATGTTGAAGAAATTTATCCAGGAACTTTAGCTTACGCATACAATCAAGGATATATTCGTGGTTTAGATTGTGATTTGATTGCACTTGAAGGAGCTAGAAGTCAAGATCCACAATCAATCGCATACAATGTAACTCAGTATAAGTCACCAAGTACACCTTTCTTAGTGTCTGAACTTAGAGGTAATAAGGTCTATAACTTATTCAAGTTTATATCAATTTCCGACGGTAACGCAGCAAACACAGAAGTGAAAGTTTCTATCACCAACTTATCATTCAATAATATGACATTTGATGTGTTAGTAAGAAATTTCTTTGATACTGATGCTAACCCTGTGGTAATTGAGAAATTCACTAACTGTAACATGGACCCTAATTCAAACAATTTCGTTGCTAAGAAAATCGGTTCAAGTGATGGAGAATATGCTTTGATTTCACGTTACATAATGGTTGAGTTAGCTGACGAAGCACCAATCGATGCAATTCCTTGTGGTTTCTACGGTTACACTCAAAGAGAATACGCTTCAGTAAGTAACCCTTCACCAGTTCCAATTTTCAAAACAAAATATTATTTTCCTGGTGAAGTTATCTACAACCCTCCATTTGGAGCACCAACCGATGTAACTGAATCTTCAGGAGATATTGTTAGAAGAAGTTATTTAGGTTTCTCAAGTCAATTTGGAATTGATGATTCATTCTTACAATATAAAGGAACACAAAATCCTTTGAATTGGGTAACATCTCCACTTCCTGTTGAAGGGTCACCATGGAATTATTTAAGTAAAGGTTTCCACATGGATTCAGGAGCGACAGTAGTAACACTTGGTAACTCAGTCTTAACCAGTGGTCAAACTGCATTTGAATGTGGTGTTGCTGACTTCACAAGAGACCCTGAAACTCAAGAAAATCCTTACTACTTCATTTATTCAAGAAAATATACTATATGTTTTGCTGGAGGTTTTGATGGATGGGACATTTACAGAGAGTTCAGAACTAACGAAGACAGATTCCAATTAGGAGCGACAGGTTTCTTAGCAGGTGCATCACCTTCACCAAGATATCCAAACGCAACAGGTACAGGATTATTCAAAAGAATTGTTGTTGCTAACAATACTCAAGATTTTGCTAACACCGATTACTACGCTTACTTACTCGGTATCTTGACATTCGCAAATCCTGAATCAACTAACATCAACGTATTTGCAACATCAAGTATTGATTATGTGAACAACTCTAACCTTGTAGAAGAAGCTATCGACATGGTACAATTCTCAAGAGCGGATTCAGTTTACATCGCAACTACTCCTGACTATAACATGTATACTCCTGATGCGAC